TTCTTTTAATTTGATTTGATTTTGTACTCGTCTTTTAAGTTCCCATAATTGTTCCATATCTACTGGGCAATGTTCGTACTTAACCATTTTTTCATTTATCTTTTCGTTCCAGTTCTTTAATTCTTCAACTGTCATCTGATAAATACTTTTCATTTTTTTCTCCTGTTATTGTTTAGTTATATATAATCTCTTATATATGTACTATATTATATTATATTTAAAATATAATCAAGTGTTTTTGCAAATAAATATTTACTGTATGCAAGGGATTGTGGGACGATTTGAATAATTTTGTCTTTTATTTATCAATATATTCAAATGATGTTGTTATTCTTTGAAAAGAAGTTGAATTTGGTCTATTAAAGGCAGTATTTCTTTTAAAACCCCCTAATTTACTTGGTAGTCTTATTATTTTCCAATTTTTAGATTTATTTCTGTAATAAATCATACTAGGTTGAGAAGTGGTCGAAAAATACCTAAAACCTTTGTTTATACAATATTTTGCGACAAAATCCGACATCTTGTTTCCTATACCTAAACCTTGAAAATCTGGTAAAACAACGGTTCTGTGTCCTCTTTTTGCTTTTTTTATTTTGGGGTGCGGAAATGTTAAGTAACTACCAAAAACAACTGGTATATCCCAAACATAACCAACAAAACATTTTGCACCTTTATGAATAGAGGTATTTAAATAATGATATTTTCTAAACAATTCCCATTTTTCAATTCCTTCTTCATATATTTTGAGTTCAATTTTTGGTCGCTGAAGATACCCCCTTGTCAATTTATTTGTGTCAACATCAAAAATCCAATCAGGTTGTAACCATTCTTGAATATCAGAATGACAGGAAACAGCAACAAATTTTTTGTTTGTTTTTCTTATGAATTTCTGGATACAATGACTTCCAATTTTTGCTACATTTCTATCGACTACACTTGTAAATTCATCAATACAACACATTTCTTCACTTTCCAAAATTGATCTTACAACATCAACTCTAAACTTTTGACCTGTACTTAATTCACGATAAGGTAAAAGCCATAATGGTGGAGAAGAAAAACCAATATTTGATAGACATTTACAAATTTCTTTTATGGATATATCCTTTGAAAAATCATTCAAAAAAGATGTATCATCATTCCATTTATGTTTTGGATCATAATTTTTTGTAAATAATTCTTTTGCTAGACTTGATTTGCCACTTCCACTTAAACCAACAATCATTCCAATTTGCCAATCAAAATTTAGATCAATGTCAAAAACAAATTCTTTTTCTAATGTTTTTTTTGGTTCTAAATCATAAATTCCACAAATTTGCTCTGTCCGAAATGTCGGTTTGTACGTTATTTTTTTTAAAAACTTAACACTTTGCATTTTAAACCTCTTTGTGTCAGTTCGTTATATAATCCTTCTTGTTCCGTTTCGTCTTGTAATTCAACAGTCAATTGATATTGAGAATTTATAGTTTGTTCTTCTGTATCTATTGTATCAATATCAAAATTTAAGATATTGTCTAACTCTTTTTGATTGAAACCTGTTAATCTTAAATCAAAATTGTTATCTAACAAACTTGTCAAATTTAGTTTCAAATCTTCGTTTGCCCAAGTGCTGTTTTCAGTAAGTTTGTTATCTGCTATACAATACGCTTTTTTTTGATCTTCTGTCCAACCTCTGGCAATCATACAAGGAACTTTATCAATATTTAATTTTTGAGATGCTAATAATCTCCCATGACCAGCGATTATCTCTAAATTTTCGTCAACTAAAATTGGCATTGTCCAACCAAACTCTTTAATACTTTTAGCCACTTGTTGAATTTGTTCTTCACTATGTTCTCTAGGATTACTGTCGTAAGGAATTAAATCTTTTGATGATATTAATTCGACTGTTTTAAAATCTATTTCCATTTTTACCCCTTAATATTTATCAGAAATTATATTAAATTTCCTTGTTTATGATTTTTGGTATCTGGTTTCCATTCAATATCAACAAGTCTATATGTTCCCTTATAATTTGATTGTACTTTAACATTTGGTTTTAAATTTGTTAATTTTTCATTGTCCAAAATCATATATTCATTTTTATGTTCAATTATTAATCCACCCTTTTTTTTTGCCAAAGTAACTTCATAATCTCGGACAGATACATATTTTCCTCTCCATAATTTTAAAACCTTTTTTTCTAACATTTTTTGATCTCCTGTATCGGTTCAATATTAATTTGTATACTTGTTCCATTTAGACATATTGGAACTTTTTTATCTAAATCTTGACAATAGGATACTTGATTATGATTTACATGAACAAAAATTCTGTCTTGATTTATTTGCATAATAAATAACAAATCTTCAAGAGATAATTCATTTGCCAATTTTATTAACTGTGTATAATCATATTTCATCAAAACACCTCGTATTATTATTCCATTTCACCTTACATTCACCAATATTTCCCATGAGATCCAATTCGCGAACTTTTGCAATTCTAATTTTTGTTTCTTCTTTTTCATAATCTCTGGTAACAATCATTCCAACGTCGCATTTATTATTAAAATGACTACTGCCCGAAATTTCATATAAACTCTTTACTTCAAACATTCCTGATTGAGTATCACGAATTTGTTTATTAGGGTGTGCAATCATAAATGTAAATGTATTATTTTCTCTATTAAATCTCTTTATGTCAGATATTAAAACCGATATATGTTCTGTTTCTGAAAAGGATTGTCGAGTAGGGTTAATCTCGTTAAAAGGATCTATTATCAATGAATCAATCGAAAATTCATTAATACATATTTGTGCCTTTTCTAAAATCCAAGAAATATCTGGACTCTCCGATTTCTTATCAATAAAGAAAAAATGTTCTTGTATAAATTTAAGAGCATCTAACATTTCCTGTCTTGATAATCTATTTTCAAAAAAAATATCAAATGGTTTTTTTACAAATTTTTCGATCAATCGTTTCAGATTAATGGCAAGACTATGTTCAGGACTAAAAATAACAAATTTAAATTGATGTTTTTTTGCTAGATTCATCACAATATCGTATGTAAAACTACTTTTGCCTGAATTTGGAGTACCAGTAATTACAACAAACATAGGTTTAACGATTTTAAACAACGGATTTAAATTTGAATATCCTATGTTAAATTGTTTATGTGTTTTACCCTCGTATAAATCATTAACATCTTTATAAATATCTCTCGCTTGATAAATACCCTCTAATTTATTTGACATGATTTATTATTTGATATCTTAACATATCGAATGCCTTTGGACTCATAATTGCTTTTAAAGTCAAAGCAAATTGTTTACATTCTGCCATTGTTTTTTTATCTTGATTAATGATCTTCTCGACATTTGGTTTTTCTTCTGTTAAATGTTTCCATTCGTCAAAATCCATAATTTATCTCCTTTTTAAAGTATATTTTAATTATAATAATACTATTTTAAATATAATTCAACCAGCTAACCAATTTTTATTTTTTCTTGTAGTTTGTGGAAATTCGTCTTCCCACCTTCCCTGATTCAACCATGTCGAAGGGTGGCAAATATATTTCGATTCTATTTCGATTACACTTTCCTTATATAATAATATACCTTTAATTAATTCATCTTCAGTTACATCTATTTTTTTATTATTGATGATCTTTGTATATATATCTTTTGTTTTCTTTTTTCCAATTTTTTTTGGACAATGATTCCAGAATACATCAAATAAAGTTGGCTTATTATTAATAGTGTTTTTAATAGTATTATGTAAAACTGGTTTACATTCGGAGTCAATATTATTTACAAACCCTATGTTAAGCATATTTACATGGTAATTGTTATATACAAATTGACCATTAGCTTTTTTTATGATTGATATATAATTTTTTTTTCTTAATTCTTGGATATGTTTATTGACAGATACTCTTGAACATTGACATAGATCTGCCAGATGTTCTTGTGAAGGGTAACAATTACCTTCTTCATCTGCATAATTACAGATCATCAACAAAATAAGTTTTGAAATTGGACTCTCTGTCTTTTGTTTGACAGCCCATGCCATGGCTTGAAAGCTCATTTAATATAATCCGTAAAAATCGTTTGGTTTTACCTCTTTGTTGGTTGCTTTGTAAATCTTCTGCATATTCTCCCTTCTTGGAATTGCGTCATTATATCTGTAACTATTCATGGTTACATAATCAATACCAAGTTCTTTACACATTTTCGGCACCGATATTTTGTTTTTTTTGATATATTCCTTAAATTTCATAGATAACTCCTTTTTTTAGTTAATAATATACCATTATATTTAAAATGTAAATAATTCTTGATTTTGATTATATTATAATTATAATGGAGATATGGCAATTATAGATATAAGTAAATTTTTGTTTAAACCTGATGATGATTGGAAGGAATATTATCAATATATGACCGATATTGAAGAATATAGAACTTTCATTATTGATTATTTAAATAATCCAAATCCTCTAAATGAACTATATGAGGAACAAAAAGAACTTTGTATAATTGACTTACTTGATTTTTTGACAAATCAGTTTATCAGATGTGATAGATTCATTAAGATTAAAGAATCAGATCAATTAAAATTAATCAATTTACTAAATAGGAGATTACAATGAGCCAAGAAACACCAGCAGATAAATATCTGCAAGATATGACTACCCTTCATCTAACAGCATTAGTTGATGCAAGAACAGAAATTCATAATAAAATTAAAGATGAAAAATCTGAATTCAATCTAAATACTGATAAAAAAGGTTTATATGACCATTCATATATTTCATTGGAAAAATTATTTCAGGAAGTTGAACCGATTCTTTTAAAACATAATTTACTGTCTACTGTTACACAAGAACCAACAGAAGACCAACATGTATTGTTGGCAAGAATGAGAATTACACATTCTATTTCAAGGGGATATGAACAAGCATTTTTAAGAGTTCAGATTGAAAAACAAACAGCACAAGGTCTTCGTTCAGCATTGACCTATGCAACAAGGTCTTTATATATGCAATTATTAAGTTTACCGATTGAAAAAGATGATGACGGACACAACGCAAATAAAACTGCAAATGATAAAGAAGTAAGAGAATATCAACAAAGAAAAGAAATAAAAAATGGAACAATGCACACAAATTGATTTTATGTATTATGAAAAATATGATGTCTATACTCAACAAAGAGAATCTTGTTGGTTGTATAAAAGTGAGAATCTTATCGGTATAGAATATCGTATTTTTAAAAAATACCGACTTTTTTCTGTTTGGTTTTATGATAAAAATGGTGAATATTTTGATAGAGTAGGAAAAAGATTGGCAGTTTGTGATACAATTGAAGATGCAAAAAAAATGGTTTTTGTATATGAAAAAAAGAAAATAGAAGAAGATAATTATTTATATCAACGATAAGAGGTGAAAAATGGGCAATGGAACAGAACCAACGGTTTATCATGATGATGACCAAGAACTAGATAATAATAATCAACAAGGTGATAAAATTAGAGGAAGTAGTTTTGATCCTTTTGATACAGATCAACTTATTGCAACAGGTAAAATTGATAATGGAACTGAATTTGGTAATAAATTTGTTATTATTCAGCATACCAGTCAAAAAGGTAAACCCTACTTTCGTTTATATCAATCAGTTGGATTTGTAAATAAAAGTAAAGAAGAATCCAAAACAGATTGGTCTGGTGAGATTATGATTGATACACGAAAAGAAGAGGATATTGAAAAAGATAAATGTAAAATGTTCGGTTATAATGGACAAACAAAAACAGGTAAATTTGTCATAAACTGGGATATTGTACAAACTGATTTTAATGAGTATAATCAGGTTACAGAATTTGAAGAAAAGGCAAAGAACGAATTTGATGATGATATACCGTTTTAACCTTGAGGACTCGTTAATAAGACCTACGAGCATTTGCTCCCTGTTAATTACTATTCACTTCTCGTTAGCAGGGAGATTTTTTTGACTATTGAACTTCTACCAGATAAAGAATTCAGAAAACAATTACCACTCAATGATCCGACTTATGGAATTTGTAATGTTCAAGTCGAAGAAGAAGATTACTTGTTTGTGAATGAAGATATAAATAAATATAAAAAACCTATTATTGCTGATGTAAATGATTCTTTAGATCATATAAGAAAAGTAAAAGCATATACTATTCCAGCTCAAAATACATATACTGGTGATCTTTTAAGAAAAGTTATATTTATGATGAATCAGAACTTTAATTACAATATTGCAAGGTTAAATGAAATAATATATTGTGAATATCATATTGGTGATTTTTATAAAATGCACATGGATATAGGTTCAGGACAAAATTCACATAGAAAAATATCATTATCTTGGACTCTAAATCCAAATGAATTCAATGGTGGTAAATTATTATTTTATGATCCATATTCTAAAAATGACTGTGTTAATTATCCTGTTGATGAATTAACAATTTTAGGATTTACACCTTTTACATATCACGAGGTTACACCAGTAACAACTGGTATACGAAAATCAATTGTTGCATGGGCAGAGGGGACAGTATGGCGATAGAAAATTTTGGTAATAAAATAAATGAAAAATTTAATGAGCAGATTGACATCACATTAAAAAAAATAAATCAAGCAATTCAAACAGATGATGAAGACAATATTGATGTAGCATTTACACAAATATTAATACTTTCGAATCTTGTAAAAGCTAAATCTTTTTTTATCCAGATTCAAAAAGCAAACAAAGAAGAAAAAAAGGTTGAATTAAGCGACCAGAATAATCCAGAATAAACTTATAACAGATGCTTTTATAGCAAATTTAAGTAATTCTTTTCCGTTATCTTCAAAATAATTAAATGTTTTATCAAGTAATTTCATTATAAATACCTCACGATTTAAATTTACCAATACTCTTAAGGCCAAAACTCGCTCCGATACTAGCCAAAATTGACCACTGTAACCATTCAGGAAAAGTTGCTAAAAACTGAATACCTTTAGCTACATGTGGTTGTAAGTCTGGTATGAAGGCCGCAATTATTAAAATTATAAAACATGCAGTCCATGCTTCATCTTTCAGGCTGTCTTTAGTAGCATCAGCCATTGTGTTCTCCCACTCGACTTTACCTTCGGCAATCTTTTTCTTGACTGCTGTTTTTGCTTCAATCTCTGCAATTTTAAGATCAGATTTTGCTCTTTGTTTTTTTGCTGAATGTTCAAAATAACCACCAACTGCCTTTGATAAACCATTTACAATAAGTCCAATCATTTCATACTCCAATTAAATAATCCAAAAAGAATTGTTAAAATACTACCAACCCAAACTAATGCTTTTACAGCACCTTTACCCATATTAATATCTGCTTTAAGTTTAGAAATTTCTTGTGCATTTTTTTCAACATCAGCATGAATGTGATCTAGCTTTTCTTCAAGTCTTTTAAGGCACTCTGTTTCTTGATTTGTCATTTTATTGGCTTAATGGATTTTTATTAACGATATCATATAATTTTTTAAATTCTTTTTCTGCCCAAATTGTTATTGAACTTTCTGTATCATTGATTTTTTCATTGATAAGACTTGTTGTTTGTTCGATTGAATTTATTTGTGCTTCCAATTTTGCAATTCGTTCTTGTAATTGACTTGTATCTGTTTCTTGAAAATTGGCTATTGCATCAACATTATTTGATGCTATCTTTTCTGTAACCTCTAAACGTGAATAAAGGTTTGATGCTGTCCAGATTGAGCCAACGATCATTGGTGCTATTGTTAAGATTATCCCAAGCATCATTGCTGGTGTAATCTGTAATGTCTTGTTCATAAGATATAACCTCAACTAATTTTATAGTTTCAATAATTTTAATCGGTTCTTGAATTGTAAGCAAGGTATAAACAACAGGTATTTCTACATTTTTTGCTTTATTTTTTTCTATTTTTGGCTTTATTTTTGTTACATTCTGCTGTTTTTGTTGTTTTTTACTATCTTTTTTTGATTTTGATTCTTCTGGTTTTTTCTCGTTTGATTCTGCCAAATCTTCATCAACAGTTGTTTCAACCAACTGTTCTGACTCCTCTTTTGTATCTTCTGTATTTTCTTGTTCTGTAATATCTTCAATTTCAGTAATTTCTTCAATTTCAGTAACTTCTTCAATAACTTCAATATCTTCAACAACTGTCAATTCTTCAACAGTATTTATAACTGGTACATCTATTTCAGGGGTTTCTTGTATTTCAATAGATTCATTAATCTCTGGTATCTCATCAACAACTGCAACCTCAATTATTTCAATCTCTGGTAATTCTGGTATTTCTGGTATTTCCAGAATAACATCATTTAAAACAGAAGTTTCTAAATCAATTGAAGAAATAATTGAATTTTCTACTGTTTCAATTACTTCAATTTCTTCTATTGGTTCGGTAATAATACTTTGACTTTGAATAACTGGTTCTGGAATTACAGTTTCAGTTATATCCATACTTAAATTTATATTGTCTACAATCGGTGCATACCAACCTGACCAATTACCAGTATCAATTCCAGTTATAGAAAAATCAATATTTAAATTATCTGTTGTCCATGTATCAAGTGTTTGTGTTGATAGATCATAATTTTGTGTTCCGTCATTATAATCAAGTATTTGTTCAAGGTATAAAGTTTCTGTTTTTGATCCGTCATAAAGTTGAATTGTTGTTTGTACTTTGTCGTAATCTGTACCTTGTGAACACCATGTGCTTGAATTTGCCTCGTTATTACAACCTAATGCTGTAAAAGATACATTTATACCAGTTATATCGTAACCAGATTCAAGATTATTAATTGTTTGTGATATAGTTTTTCCTAGATTACTTGACCAACGAACTGATTTACATAAACCAGATGCATCAGTTCCACCAGCATAACAATTATTATCATGCTTTATTTTACTAGAATCTTCAACAGTCCAGTCATTTAAGGAATCAGAAAAATTACCATTAATTAACAGGTTGTCCGTAGTTTCTGCGATCGCCGTTCCTGATATTAATACGCATAGGATTCCAGCTTTCATTAATTGTGCCATTTTCATTTAATCTACCAATTTTAATGTATTCTGTTAGGGCTTCAGAGCCAATTTTACCGTATATTGGACAAGGTGTACCTGACATGATCATTGCTCGCCAAACAGCCTTATTTTCGCACATTAGAGCCGTTGCAGATACCTTTAAGCCGAGAGATGCTAACATTCTTGCATTTTTCAACATTATGCAGTTTTTATCAATGACATGCGTACCACCAGATATTCCAATAACAGAACTTTGTATTGCCCCACTTCTTACAACAACGCAAACATCAGATCCAGAACCAATACTTGGCGAAGGCGATATTGCACTTGGTGGCGGTTGATTTTTATAATTAACTGTACTGTCGGCTGAATAAACAAATTGACTTAATGTCAGTCCAAGTATTATCAATGTAATCCAATATAGAAAAGTATACATATTTCACCTATAAAGCTTGAACAACTGCAAATGATATGCCATAAACAGAAACCTCGTTTGCGTTCCATGATATTTCGTTACTTTGTAATCTAAACACACCTTTTGGACTTGAATAAGTAATTGTTGCATCATCTGATAAAGCAACTTTTAATTTTGGCTCAATTTGTAATGTGGCATTTCCTGATCCGTCTGAAGTAATATCAGCAACAATCATGTGTAATTGTGAAGTACCAGCAGAATTAAATTGTACAAAATCACCTTTTTTAAATATGGTTTCAGATGTATCAGCACCGTCAATAACGACATCAAATGCTCCAACTGTATGAGCACCATTTACTGCAATTGTATTTGTAATCGCACCTCTTGGTGTTTTTGCATCTGGATCTCCCATTAAAAATGTTCCTTTTGTACCATGTAATTGAGTAAGAAATGCCTGCCATTCTGAAGCTTGTTCTCTGTTTAATGGTGGCAATGTCAAAGTAGCTTGCCAAACAGAACCCTCAAATTCGTGAACAGTTTGAGCATAAGTAAATGGACTTATTGTTTGTGCAACTGTTGAAAGTAAACTCCAGTTTGAAGTTTTAAAATTTACATTTGTTGGCATGGTCAATGGGTAACTAGGTTCTGCCATTTTTAAGCTCCAAATGTCCTAGCAAATGACCCACCTCTGCGTCTTGTTTCTGCAACAGCATTTATGGTTTCTCCTTTAATTAACGGTAACATATTCATTATTTCTGCTCGTACTGTTTGAGAAATACCAGTTGATACATTGATTGATTGATTTACAGTTACTCCCCCAAATCCACCATTTGGTACTACTTGTCCAGAAGAACTTGGAACAAAAAGTTCAGCACCTCGTTCTCCAACTAAATATGGTGTGTTCGGTGCAACCATTCCACCATTTGCTAAACCACCACCAAAATTTCCAGTAATTAATGAACCTGCAACTTGAAAAGCTAAATCTTTAAATCGATCACCAGTAGATTTTTTTCCACCTTTTTCTTTTTCCATATTAAAAATTCTTCGTAATGTTTCTTCAAATCTTTTTAAGATAGGTTCAAGAACAAGTATTCTAATTGTTAACGCAATAATTTCTTCTATAATAGTTCTAAATACATCTCTAAAAGTATCTCGTAAACTTTGACCAGCAACAACTGCTTTTGCAACTGATCTACTTAATGCATCTCCTGCTTTATTTACAATATCAATAATTCCCTCTACGATTTCTTTGGTTTGTGCTGATACCGTTTCTGATGCTTTATTTACACTTTTAATTGTAATTCGTAAGGCATCATTATTTTTTTTCAGTTTTTTTGTTTGATCTTCTATTTTTTTATTTACATCTTCAAGTTCTTTTTCAAAATGATTCATTGCAGAAGATGATATTGTTGTTGCAAGACCTAATGCACCTAGTAATTTTAAAGCTGGGTGTTTTCCTATAAGATTAAGACCAACTGCTACTGCTTTTGTTGCAACACCAAATGTTGCAAAGTTTACCGCCGACGCAAGTGCTGCAACACCAAGTGCTTTCAAGGCAAATACAATTGCTTCTCGATTTTCAACTAAAAACTTTACACCGTCAGCCATTGCAGTTCCAATTTCTTCTCCTATCCTTTTGATTTCTTCTTCGTTCTCTTGTAATACTTTAACCAGATCACCAAAATGAGCAGTCAATCTTGGAATAAATGCACCACCAACAGCACTTTCGAATTTAAATAATGAATCTTGCACTTGTGAAAATACACCTCTTAATGTCCCTGCCATTTTTTGTGTAGAATCAGCAAATCGCCCACCTTCACCAAATGCTTCTTCAAAAATCTTGACTGATTTTTCTGCTGTTACAGATACACCAGCTTCAAAACCTAATAATTCTGCAATACCTCGATCTTTTAATAGTTCTGCGGCTCCAATACCAGCACTTGCCACTCTTTGAAATTGTTCAGCCGCTGTTTGAAATGGTAATGTCGAGGTCGCTGCTAAATTACCAACGATTTCTAAATTCTTGCCTAGTTCTTCTGCACTTTCGCTTATTGCTAATAATGAACCTGAACCTCGTAATATTTCTTCAAGTGAAAAAGGAACTCTTGCAGCAAACTGTGTTAAAATTTTAAATGCCTTATTACCTTCTTCTACATTTCCAAACATAATTCCCATTCGTAAAGCAAGTTCTTCCATTTGGATTCCAGCAGAAATAATATTTTTTGTAAATATTGTGCCAAAGGTAACACCAGCAATTGCACCTAATTGCGTTACCCTTTTTCCTACATGTAAAATTGATTGATTGAGTTTATTGAAACTCTTACCCATTTTTGAGGTAGAGCTATTGACTTGTGATGTAGCATTATTAAGACCTTTTTTTAAATCTCTTAAATCTGCTTCAATTTTTACAACTAATTTATCAAGTTCTGTTGCCATTATATGTCAGGATACCTCTCCTTCAGCTTTTCTATCCTGTCAAGTGTCATTGGCTCATTACTTGACTTTTTACCACTATTAAATTCTGATAAACCCTTTATCGCTAATGATACCTCAAATACTGACATTTGCCAAAAATCTTGACTTGGTATTCCGATCATACCTTGACATATTTCAATCCACCTTTCATAAGGTAGACCTTTTGATTCATCAATTTCTACGAATTTTTTTTTTCGTCTGTATCTTCTGAATCTTCTGTACCAGCATCTAAAGCTAATGTTAGTAATTCACCAACTAATTTAATTGAATCAGCATATCCTAATTTAGCAACCAGTTGTTTAATTTCTGATGTTTTGACATCTTTACCACTAGCCCTGAATGATATATATAAAAATTGTATTACTTCTTCAATCAATATATCTGCTTGTGAAAGTCTGTTTGCTAATTTTAATAAAGAACAATTAATTGTCGATTCAATTCTAGCACAAGTATCCAGCGACATCTTTGCTGTATACTCTTTATCTTCAACCGTTATTGTCTTTTCTGCTCTGAACTTGTTGCTCATTTTTCACTCCAGTTTTTTCAACTATCATTTTAACAATTTCATTTCTATTTCCAACATTTGTTGACCAAACAACACTATAATTATCATCATCAATTACAATAGATTTGACAGAATCCCATTTTTCAAAATGAGCCATTTCTACCTCTAGCTGGTGATGAAAATCTTGTACTTTAGCATCATGATTTTTTTTACCAATTTTGACTTTATCGTCAAACATATTATACAGTTGCCAATGTTATGGTATCTGCTGATTCAAAAGTCATAGAATACTCTACAGCACCGTTATACGATCCTGAATATTCTATACTGGTAACTTGAAATTTGCCTGTAAAGGTATAAAAATCAGGAACAAGGAACTGATAACTATCTAATGTTGCATCATCAAAATTTGTTAAAACTAAAGCTTCAACAGATGCATCAGTAAATATACCAGAGCCTGTAACTGTAAAAGATTTTGTTTCGCCTTGTGCAAGCAATTTTCTTACTCTTGCATCATCTTTATTTGTAACATCAACAATTCCTTGACTTATGCTGATTGATGTATCACGCAAACCAGCAATTGTTGTATACGATACTGGACTGCCTGATCCATGTTTCATCAATAAATCTGCACCTTTTTGAACTGCCATAATTTAAACTCCTAAATAAATTTATGAATCATAGACGATTATACTAACAGAAAGTATGCCATGTCTAGTAATTCCGTCTGCCTCTACCAATGTTGCTACCTGTCGAACTTGACCAACAACAAAACTTGCACCAGATACCGTTAAATCTTGATCGTGAAGTAAATTGTAAATCCTTTCCATAACATTTTTGATTTCTTTTTTTCCTCGATATTGGCTCCATACATCAATGTCAATTCCATACTCAATGCCGTCAAGTGTTTTTGTACCTTGATTTGTACCGATTTCATTACCAATAACGACATACGGATATGATGATGTTTGAGGTACATTGTCGTAAATTCTATTATTACCAACTAAGGAATCTAATGTTGAATCACCAGAAAGTAATGTATATATAGCTGATTGTAGATCAAATGAATGATATCCCATTAAACTTTTACCTTATTGATTGCAATATCTTGTTTGATTGTATCTGCAAATTGTTTTGCTCTTTTGTATCCCTTTGATCGTTTTGTAATAAACGGTCTATCAAGTCCACCGTCTGCTTTTGTATCGTCTAATCTTTTGGCATAGGTAACTCTTGTATAAACTTCTGCTGTATTCTTATCTTTTCCAAATGAGAATGTTGCTGGGTTTATCATAATACTATTTACCAATCGACCTGTATCAATGGCTGGTGGGTGTCCTTCAATACTTGGTGCATGAAATTTAGCACCTCTTTTTAATTTTGTTGATATTGATCTTGGAGTTTGCCTCATTGAAAGTTGAATAGCATTTTTAAAAAAATTGGCAATTCTGTTTAAATGTCTTTGTGTATTTTTATCATAAATATCAATAGCTTGACCAATCTTTGTGTCAATTTTAGAAACAAATTTTACCTTGATCATGTTGCAACACCTTCAATTGCAGAAATTATTTGATATCTTCTTCTACCTTCAAATTCATCTGCAATATGTTCAATGTTAAATAATTTACTGTTATACGATATTCTGAATTTTGGTGTTAATGATGAATAATATCTAATCTTAAAAACATAATTTGCTCTTGCCTCAATTTGATCGCCAAATACAACTTCATTTCCTGAATTGTTTTCAACTCTTGCCCATACAGTTGATGCTGTACTAAAACTTGTAGACTGTCCGCCCCCCTCATCAGTTGATTCTGACATGGATTGTAATGCAATTCTGTTTCTCATTTGTCCAATACTCATTATCCGTATAAACCCCCAAAATGTCCTGTTCCCCTGAATGGGTGTGTACTAAATTGATGAATGACATAAGGTCGTAATAATGCAACAGCAGAAGGCGGAACCATTACAGATTTACCGTCAAGGGCATCTCCTCTATGTTCAAACACATAAGCGGCATAATTAAGACACGCTAATTTTATATCTTTTGGTACAGCAGAAGTTGCACCATATCCAGCAACATAAGTTATTTCTAACGCATTTGCTACTCTTAATCCTGTTGGATAATTCTCACCTTGTCGTAAAACAAATTTTGCTGGCACAGATGCGTTATCTAAATAATATTTACTACTAGCAAATGTAGTTTCAGTATCATCATCAGCATAATATTTTACATTTGAGATTGATGCGACTGGGCTTTGCGGCAATATAATTGATCTACGGTTTATATCTTGGTCAATACCGATATATGTACCTTCTTGTATGACAATATCTGGTTGATAAACTGCATCAATAGATAATTTTAAAGTTTGTGTTGTAATACTTCTTTGTGTAAAATTTTTTGCCCAGTTATGTGCGGCGATTTGTAACATTGTTAATGTTGTATCATCATCACTGCCAGAAATTTTTAAATAATCCTTAACCTCTGCAATTGTAAATGCGTAATCTGTTTCTGCACTTGTTACTGTAATACCAGCCATTAGTCAGCTTCCTGTAAAGTATTACCAGCATCTTCCCATGCTTTAATTAATTTTCTATCAATATTATTATCATCAAGTGGCACAAACATTTCTACGCTATTAATAACTGCTTTAATACAACAATATTCACCTGTGCTTGGGTCATTGACCTTTTGTGCTGAATTGACTGTTCTGGTATCTGGCATTGACATAATATTCTCCTATGATTGTGCTAAAAATTCTGAAAAAAAGTCTGCACCTAAACCACCCATAGCAACATTTTGTTTTGTGGTTAAAGTTGTATCATGGTTTAATCCATATCTAAATCCATTTTGCCCCATATTGCTAAAATTTAATGTTGTCGTAGTACCAGAACCACCAATTAATGCAATAAATCCAACAGGATTAGCAGTAAGTGTTGGAGCTACTCGCATGGTTCTTCTAAGTTGTGGCGTTGGTTGAACTGCTGTTGATGTCGCAGCTTCAGCAGTTGGGTTTAAACCATTTTCATTAGCACCACCAGAAATAAAATATCTATGACAAGTTAGTAATTCATCATTATATTCTTGATGTTGAAATGCTGGTATCGTTGCACTTGTATATTCTCCAATTTCTAATTGAACTCCTGTTAGAAACCAATCATTTGAAGTGCTGTCTGCTAAATTAACATTTGAACCTGATACCCTATTGGCATTCGTACTAGAAGCAAAAGCAGAAGTGTTAACTGTGCCACCATTATAGGTACTACCAGAACCAAGCCACCAATTTATTACAAAACTTTCGTTTGCGTCATAACCAAATGCTCCTGTAGTGTCGGCAGGTACATTGATTATTTTTTCTTCCCAAGTATTTGCAGAGTCAACAGTATAAGTTTTTGATATTTGTCTTGAGTTATCAACATCAAAAAATTCTACGGTATAAGTGCCTGTCTTACTTGACTTGACGTAAAATTTCAAAGTTAATTTTTCTGCTGAACTTGTACCTTTTTTTATTAGTTGTAAATCTCTACCTTCAAAAGCAGTTCTAAATAATCCAAAATCTCCTGCACCAAGACTTGTGTCTGCTGTAGTGCAGTCTAATTTTACTGACCTTTTATAACCTTTGCCTGTTGGTACATCTGATGACTGACTTATTGACCACGTTCCGAAAGTAGCAAATTGAGTACAAAATCTATCACAAACATATTGGTTTGCTGTAATACCTGTTTTATCACCATATTGAGCTATTTGCATTTCTCCATTATGAATCAAAGGTCTTACATTTGGTCTTAATGTATCTCCACCAACAGACGCAAAAGATAAAGTACCAGATCCATTGGTTTGAAGAACTTGATTTGCAGTACCGTCTGCACTTGGTAAAACAAATATTTGATCTCCTGTTAATGCTGGAGCTTCAAAGCCCACAAAGTTTGCACCTTCGTAAAATCGTAATTCGTTATTAGAACCACCAATAGATAAATTTCCAGCAGTTGTCAAAGCTCCGTCTGATGCTATTGTTAAAGCATCTGTGCCGTCTGTAAATTCAAGTAAAGCTGTTCTAATACTATCGCTTAAAAAATATTCAACCGTATCATTCGTTTGATCTAATTCAAAAAGCTGTATATTGGCATCATTGTCTTCATTTCTGATATAAAATTTATTATTTGATGTATCGTACCAAAACTGATTCGCAAATGTTGTACTCGGCGCTGATGTTCCAGAGTTATTACTGGATATTGCTGACAAAGCATTATTTAAATCAGTTCGAGTATTTGGAAATGTTTGGTTCGCTATTGAATAATCATGCTGTGCCATTATAAAAACTCCATATAATTTTGGATAAATATAGCATTGTTATTAACTGCTTTCAAGGAATCCAAATCCCTTTGCAACAAAACCGAAGGTTCTATCGACCACCGATCCACTACTATTTTTAAACCGTATTGTAAAACCTGTTTCACTTTTAGAAACAATTTCATAAAAATCACCAGTTGCCAAATTATCAGCACTAATACCAAGTCCTTCTAAAGATTTAAATGCTGGAGAAAATGATACAGCTTTTCCACCAGATGCAGTACCAGATGCAACATCATCAGATGCAATAGTACGATCTGGCATATCAATAGTCGCAACCAATTGAGAAATTGCTGGTGTAGAAGTTATGTTAGTTGTTTCCATTTTAACTCGTAATTTTATATATCTAGCTTTGTAATATCCTAAAACATAATCTTGAAAATCTGTATATGTTGAATTATCAGTAGAAGTAGATATTTGAATAACTGCCTTCACATCATCAAATTCTGTATAATTACCGTCAAATAAACCTTCACGATCATCAAATACACCACCAAAACTGTCAAATAATGTTTGAGAATCATGTCTTGATGAATTCATTGTAACCGTTACAAAACTGTTATATATACCGCCTAAATCAATAGGGTTATTTTGGAATTCGTAAATTGCATCAAGATTATTTGGTGTAAATCCACCGTCATCAAAGTTACCAGTATTATCATCAAAGTTACCAACACCGTCATCAAATAATTCACCAAGTATTATTTGAAGAAAATTTGTACTATCTCTGGTTACAACTTCGCAATCTGTTTTTGTTCCAGCAAAACCTGTGCTTTCTGTTTGTGTTGATACGACATTAAAATCTTCATTTATTTGATTTAGAATTACAACTTTTTTTGTTGAAGTTTCAGATGCCAATCCAAGCACATCTACTGCCTTTATCATATATGTACCAGTTTTTGCTGGCAAACTTGCAACATTTGTAGCTTTTGAAATATTATCTGCAATCAACTCTGCACCACTATATACCTGTCCTGTAATTGCTGGTGTGTGTCTGATTACATAATGAGAAATATCAAGATCATCAACTGCTGTCCAAGAACATATAGCTTGATTATCAATAATATTAACAGAAAAATTACTTACATCTGACGGTGGTGCTGTCTTTCCAATTACTTCGTGATCGACTGAAATAAAATCAGAAGAAACATTAAAAGCATTTATTGATTTTGCTCTTATTTCATAAAATGCTCCGTCTTCAACATTTTCAATTTCAAAGATATTATTTGTAGTTTTACCTAATGATTTAAAAGTATCATCTGTATTTGTATTTCTATATTGAACTTCAAATTCGTTTGATGTTCCCTGATTCGATTCAACTACTGCTTGAATAACTGTAATTACAGTTCCAGCAGAAACACGCAAAAAATCTGATACAGCAAGAGAAGGTGTTGAAACTGTTTGGAATGTTGGCAAGGTTGTATTATCTTGACTGAAGGTAGATTCTTCTGCGTCCCAATCGTAAACATTTGAGCTGGTTTCTTTGAGAACAACATCAATTCCAATATCATTTTCATTAGCAACAAATGACCAATCGGCAACCTCAAATATTTTATTTGTAAAACCAAATTTATCAAGTGATATATTTACTGTATCACCAACTTCAAGTTTAAATGCTGTTAATTTTAATCCAGCTCGTAAAACCATTTGTTGTCGATTTTTGAATAAGGTTATTTTTGCAATTCTTTGTGCCATTGAACTTGATTTTGTAAATGGTAAATCTACATCAGCAAAGATTGTTTCTCCGTCTTCATCTGTGAATGTTGATGATGAAACCATTGGATAATCAGTCGGTTGAAAATTAGCCGTTTCAGAAGTAAATAAGCCTTTTACAGTATTAAAAGTATCTCTACGAGATTGTTTTGTTGTTATATTGATACCACTTCGGAAATCATCTTCGGATAAACTTATAGAAGGTGCTACATATTTTCCACCAGCTAATTTAAATTTTCCGTTGCTGTAACTTAAAACACCAACACATGAACTTAATAAATCGTCTAATACTTCCATTGGTGCAATATCATTATAAATGACACCATGACATTCATATCTATTTTCTGTGCCACCACCAGATAATGTTATATCTTCGTCGCAAATATTTGCTAAAGTCGTAAATGAGGTCGTATCAATATCATCTGTTGATACACCTAATCCAAATCGAGAATCGCTTAAATAATCGTAAATTACCAATGCTGGATTACTAGAGAATGCTGTTGATGAATCTCTAAAATCAAGTAATTTTTTTCCACGAATTTTTGCTGATACGTTTGGAATACCATTTGGAAATACTTCAGCATCATATTTTAATTTAATATATAAATATGCAATACCTTGTAATCTATGATCGTTTGTCCAACCAGATACCTCATTTACCAAATCTGCATCTGCTAATTGTGTATCAGTTCCCAAATGTTGTTTTATTCTAACTGTCAACTCTGACGAATCAGTAAATTTATGAATCACTTGAACAGCAGATTGTAATCCTGTTGTTTGTCCACTTTCAAATGGTAATACATTGGTTCTTCTGTTTGGTGTATTGTAATATGCAACATGAACAAGTCCATTTGGTGAATGTTGTCTTATTGAATAAGCATTTACTTGTCTAACAAGTGCCTCTGATATAGTAACTGATAATTCATGTCTTGAATTTGCAACAGAAGAAGTACCACCAGAATTGACTGTGTAATCTCTACCACCAATATTTAATTTATCGTTTGCCGCAATAGTAAATGATGCGTCATTAATTAATTTTATTGTTGTTATACCTTCTGCCAATCCGTATTCATCAGCATAATAAGTGCTACCCATAGCCATTTTTGGAACTTGAACAGAAATATAATCTGTTGCAATTAAAGTTTGTTCTTTTTTTGTAAACCGTGATTCTTTTGCAAATTTGGTTGGTGATGTAACTTTGTATCTTGGTATTCCGTTTGCATCATTACCAACACTTGAGATTGTTAATTCTTCTTCATTAAAAAATATAGATTCAAAACTTTGTATTTCATGAGATGCAATTTGTACGATTAAATGTAAATCTTTATCATTGTTTGATGTTTCTACAAATAAAATACCACCAGATTTTTTTGTTTCTCCGTATACTACATCTCTTGGAATAATCGGCTGTTTGAACATGATTGCTCGATTATTTATTTCTTGTTGATAACTTAATTGTTGTAAAGACGAGTTTCTGGTTCTTGGTTTTGGTGCCATGGCACTTCCAACAGCAATAACAGCAACCGTAAGAATAGCTTGGACAACTGGGTTACCACCAGATGCTACAAATATTGCCCTTGATACAATATCTGACTTGACAAAATTTGTGATACTTTTAAAAACAGATTTAAAAAATCCCATTATTTACCACCCCCACCCCAAGCAATCGCTTTATTTTGAATAGAGGTTACAAACTCAAGTCCCTTATCATTTGGAAATAGTTGTTTTTGGTCTTGATCGGTGTATCTTTTATCATTAGGTTTTTCTAATATAATAAGTTTATTTTCAAGTCTAAATTCAATATTTACCTGTTCTCCGTTGTTATCTATATTAGCAACATCTAAAAAGCCCTCAAACAGCTTATATGGGCTATCTACGACTACTGTTTCATTAGATGTAGTAGTAAGTACCCCAAAGTACAATAAAGCTGGTATATTCTGCTCTAATTCGCTTAGAGATGCATTTAATACTGAATCATTAAGTCCAGATAAGACAAATTGTAATCCTGTTGCCTTTGTATCTGCTGATTCAGAAATATTAGAAAAAGACATCAATAATCCTGATCCTGTGTAAACCTGATTATCAATCCTTATGTCATTGTAACCAGTCCAAAGTCTTAATTCACTTGACTGATATCCGAGTTTGATAGCAAAAAATGGTCGTATTGAATTACTGGTAATCTGTGTATTAAATGATGAATCAATCGACCTTGTCATGATTACCTACTTTTTTGTTTTCTTTTTAACTACTTTCTTTTTTTTGGTTTCTTTAGGTGCGTCAATTTTTACTTCAATGGCACTTTCATCATGTAAGAATACATTTGCCAAATCTTTTTGCCATTGATCTGTGCAATCTAATATTTCATCAGCTTTATAAACTCTTACCTGATTACCACTTTTATTTGAACTTCCTAATGTATCTTTTACCATTTTAATTTTCATAATTTACTCCTTAAAAAAGAAGGTGCAAGAACAATGAGCCAACTCTTACACCTTCCATGTCGACGCAATTACGCGTCTGTACTGTCGATTGGATTACCCAAAATTGCTTGTACACTTATTGGTGTACCATTTGAATGGGTTCCAGTTGCATCAATCTTGACACGAACATATCGCTTACCACCGATATAACCGATTTGACTGGTTTGCGGGGTTTCGCCGTTGGCATCTAAAGTTAAGAAGATTCCAGAAGAATCAACTGAACCTTCAGTTACAGATGTAGAACTTGTAACAGCGCTGAATGTTGCATCATCAGCAGATTCTTCAAGGATAAAGTCAAATTTGACTGAACCTGAAAGTGTATCTCCTTCGATTCCTGAATTTACAACAAACATAACTGATTCAAAGCCCTGTCTATCAACTGTTGTACCGTTTGCGTCCGCAGTGAAGACTTTTGCATCTTGGCATGTTACTGCCTTTGTACGATTTGAAATATCTCTCATATTAGCCCCCTTATGCTGAAATGTTTTGTAAACGGATAGCTTCAGCTAATACAACTGCACCACCTACACGTTTACGAGCTAGATAACGAATGTTACCACTTGCCGCTTGTGTAAATGGATCTCTTTGTATTGACATACTTACTCTATCAACGATTGTATATGCTCTGTTAAAATCACCAAATGCGATTGGTTTTGCACTTCCAGCAATTGCTGGCATATCAGTTGCAAGTACATAAGGGTAACCAAGAATTGTACTTGGTGCTCCACCTACTAATTGCATACCAACATGGAATATCTTTTGACCTTCGCCGTCTTCAAGTTTTAACAAAGAACCAAATGTCCCTCTGTTCATTACAAATCTAGCATTTGAAAGGTAATCAGATTTAATAGCATATACTAAATCTAATAAACCATTTGCTGTTAAAGCACTTCCAGAACCAGAATTTGTAGAACCAACCCCTGCTGTGCTGTCTGTAAAGCCTTGTGGCTGACCAATTGAATCACCAGAAACAAATGATGTACCTTCTGCTTTTGCAAATTGTTCTGCAAATTCAGTACCCATTTCACTCTCTAAATTGAAAGCTGAATCTTCAAGCATAGCTTGTGAGATATCAACAAGGGCATACATTTCATGAGCATCAATTTGCATTTGCCCAGTAGTGTAGCCTGTTGTTTCCGATCTGGTCGCTGTTTCATTTACAAATGAAGCAGAGAATTGACCAGTTCTTTTTGGTATTTCAATTCCTCTGTTAGAGGTTGATCTAACTCTTGCAATTGATCTGATTGGTGAAATTTCTGTTACACCTTTAATAAGATCAGCAACATATTCTGCTGGGGCATAAAATCCGCCTAATGTGTCGTCTGATTCATAAAGTGCTTTTTTCTCATCAGGATCAACTTCGCCTTTTCTTAACCAGTTACCAAATGCTTTCATTTGCATATTGACATCTTCACTTTTTGAGCTTTCTGGTCTTGATAAAGCAGTTTCAAGTTTTTCAAGTTTGGCATTAGCTTCTTCTAAATTTTTAGCTTGAATTTCGATATTTTGCTTTAACTCTGCATTTTCAGCAACAGCATCAGCCATTTTATCTACTTTTTCAACTAAAAGAGGATCAGCATGCCCTTTCTTTTCAATTTCGTCTAAACGACTTTTATTTTCCTTTTTAAATTCTTCAAAGGAATTTCCGAGTTCGTCTATGACATTCTTAATTTCATCTGACATAATTACTCCTAATTTCTAATTACATTAATTAATTGCTCTACACTATCAACAACATCTCGTTGCTCTAACAAATCTTGATCTTGATAAGACTTGTAAAGTATATTTGCAGTTTGTTTCGCAACAGCACTTGACATTACACCGACATCTCGTAGGTATTCTTCAAGTTCTCTTGTGTTCATATCCGCCAATTTAACTTTGGTTATCTTAGCTTTTGGATTCATTGGAAATGTAACCATTGACACTTCCATTAAATTAATTTCTTTGATTACTCTGCGTTTATTTTTATCATCATATTTATAACCGTCTGGTGTTAATTTATATCCAATGCTCATGCTATCTAAAGCACCCATTTTCATAAGCTCATATACTTCTTTACCTCTTTGTGTGTTCATAGCAAGACGACCTTTTACAAGTAATCCTCTGTTATCTTCTTTAAGGTCATCAATGACACCAATCGGTTCATCTGTTTTATGTTGATATAATAATTTTATTTGTCTTGGTTTTTTGTCGTGCATTGCTTTAAGAAAAGCACCTTTTCTGATTACATCATTACCTAAATCTTTATTATTAAATACTGATGCGTATCCCTCAAATGATCCGTCTTCATCTGTTTCAATTTCTTTATATTCACATTCAAGGTCTAAAAAATCGTATTCATTTTCCATATCGCTTTTCCCCCTGTATTGAGCAATACAAACTGCCGTTCTTTGATTTCTACCATATTCACTCACCATTGTTGGATCTGACATACATCTACTCATGTAATCCTGTTCTTTTTCACCAGTTCTAGGTTTCGGAATAGGCATAAAAATCTCCATTTGTCAATTTTTTCAAGTCTACCATGCTGACAATGTTATTAGCAAGAGATTATACTGATTAATAAATAATTAGACATTATATTTAAAATATCATATAATTAAATAACTAGATAAAGACAAGGTTAAATATCTAATAAAATGATAAAATATAAAAAAAGGGGGTTTTGATGAATACATTAATATTTATAACAATTATTTCATTAATAATTATTAATATTGTTTTACTTAAAAGAATTAAAGACTAAAAGGAGATTTTTATGAAAAGAGAAGATATGTTACTTGTAATAATGGGTGTATTTTTTGGTATTGTTATTTCGATACAATTGTTTTTTATATTTTCATCTAATGATGCACATGCAAACAATATTTGTGGTAATTCAAGATTGAATCCATGTTATGTTGAGATTGTAGAATGACCGAAGAAGAAATAAAAAGAACTTACGAAGATGAATGTTACATTGAATCTGAACTACAAAAACTTGCAAAAAGAGTTAAGAGAAAAAATATAGATGTTAGAATATATTCTTTTTGTCTAATAAAGTATAGTTTATTACAGATTGCTAATTTTGCACCTAATTTCAAAGAGGTTGAGATGCTTTTAAAAATGGCATCTGACGAAGCAAAAGAACAGATATTGGATAGAGATAACGAAACATTTCATTAAACAATGTCAATGATTTCGTCTTCGTCATCATAGTGTGTTACAAAACAACGGCAATTAATCACATTCAAAGCACCACCGTTTGGATCACCAGCATAGTCCAATAATGCTACAAATGACGATCCACCTTTTTGGGGTGTTATTATTTCAAATTTTTCATCTGCATTTTTTGTTTGTCCGTTTGTTTGTCTATGCCAATCTCTGGTTCTTATGTCAAGAGCCGCGTTCCATATTTTTTGAGGTCTTTTAAAATTTAATGTTTTTGCAATCTCATTTGAACCATATCCCATAGCACTATGAGTTTCGGTTCTTGCAATTAATGTTGCTCTTGCTGATGAAAATGCAGATGATTTTTCTATACTGTTTGCAATATCTGGTATTGAATCACCTACTAACAATCCATTCCTTATGACTGCAATAATCCTTTTTCTTGTTGTATTGTTTATCTGTGATATTTCTGCACCTAATCTTAATGTAATGTATGCTTCGATTACATCTTCAAGAGGTTCTTCTTGTTTTGTTCTCATTCGTGTCATTCGTTCATACTGTTCTGTAATACAAACACGATAATGCCTTCTCATAATATTTATGAATTCATTACTAAATTCTAAATAATATTCTTGAGATATTTCTTCGTTATCCTTAAATTCTGCTGATGCTCTTTTTGAATATCTATTAAATAAACCACTTATTTTGCGTTTTAAATTTTTTGATAATCTTATCAATAATCGTAATTGTTCTCTGTAATCTTTTCTTATATCTATGCGGAGTGCCATTTTAATAACTCATTTGTTAATTCCAATAAATATTCTTGTGTTCCAAACTTCTCTGTAAATTTTTTAGGTGAATGATGATATGCTTCATTAGATGTTCTGTGATGATACGGACATAAAGGTATAACCTCAAAATGACTAGATTTTTTGCTCATCATATTTTTACCTTTGATATGATGTATTTCTGCTGGTGTTCCAAAATATCCCATTTGTCGACATGCAATACAGCCTAAACTGGCAACCTTATTAAGATGTTTTTTTTCTGCCTTCGTCATCTATAATTAATTCTTGGATATTAGTTACACAAGATTTAATTATAACAGATAACCCAGCAATATCATCTTCTGTTGAAATGGTATCAGCAATTTTGTATGATGTTTCTGTTTCCGTTATGAACCAGCCAACTGTTCGGCATTTGACTGGTTCTTCAATATCAATATCCTCAATCCAACCAGCATTTCCTGTGTGATCTATCCAGTCAACAATATAAAGTCTACCCTTTTTCATTTCTTAAAAAAGTCAGATAATCTGCTCCCTCTTTTACATTCCAAAATATTTTAACAAAATCTGGGTGTGTGTCTTTGACATTTGTATTAAAAACTGCAACAGCACATGGCGACATCATTTTGTTTGGTAGATTTAACTGTTTTGCATAATCATCATATTTTTTGTAAGAACCAACCTGTAAACAATGCATGGTAATATCCGTATCGGCATCTTTAAGTGGCATATATCCTGATATGTGTCTATGTCCAGCAATAAGTAAATGATCTCGATTATTGAATATGGCATGTCTTACAATTCCATGAGCTGTATTATAAATTGAGTGTCCTCTAAATTCATGAGCACAATTAATTCTTATTTCATGATTTGGTAATTTTAATTTAAGTCTTATGGAATGTGCCGCGTAAGTTGTTTTCAAAGGTTTCATAATCCATTTTAACGGATCACCAGTTCCTGACCACATATCATGATTACCAGCAACAATAAATAACCAATCTGTGGCATGACATAACCATTCAGTAAGTTGCCAAGACTGTTCTGCTGTTGTCGACTGTTTTGCCCATAATCCCTCTAGTTTAGTTCTTCTTGCCCAGTTGTTTTGTAAATCTCCAACATTACAAGCATACATACCTTCTGTTTTATTTGTAATTTCTAAATGCTCTAATATTGCTGGCATATCTGTTCCGTCATCATCAATGTGCGGATCTCCCATTATGTATAAGCCCATGGCTTTTGAATCACTAATTTTGATATTTAAAAAATCTTCATTTAATTCTTTTTTTTCTCGTCTTTTAAAAACTTCAATTCTTTTATCTATCAATTCTTCTGTTGTATATTCTTGTTCTTCAAATGGATTTTCTACTTCGTATTGTTTTGATACCTTTGGATTGACAGTTTTTTTGCCACATGCCTTACATTTGAATCTTTGTGGAGAATTTTTTGTTTTACCGTCATTGCCACATTTAATTAGATGTGTCGAATAACAATAGGGACATTGAAGAATATTACCAAAATCATCTGTTTGTATTTTGCCAACTTGTGAAAAGTTGCCGCCTTTTGTATTTTCCATAACCTTATACTAATTCAAAATGAACAGCATCTACAAACTTATTATTTGGATCTAATTTAAATTGATTTACTTTCCAATTACCACCCCAACGCATATCAACACCTACCTTTTTTCTTGCGATATCAAAACATGTAGCTACTTCTTCATAATATGGAATCTCCCATGTAATTTTATGTTGTTCATCATAACAAACAATATCTACTGCAAGTCCCAAACAATGTTTTGATTTATCACCTAATTTTGATTTACCTTCTTCTAATAATTGAATAGCCCTTTCCTTTGATCGTAGTCCTTCTGTAATACCAAAATCAATCGGTGAAATAAATATTGCATGTTGGCAAACCTCTTGTAATCGGATATCTACTGTACCAAGATTTTTTTTAGATCCGTTGCCAAATTTATAACTCATTTTCTGGTACTCAATGGGTGTCCTTTCGGAAGTAAATCTAAATCAAATTTACCTGATCTAAAGCGACCAGTTCTTACTGCATATAAGAAGGCATTGACTCTTGAGTATGCCCAGCGATCCTCTCCACCTGATGCTCTCACTGCTGGTCTAACTGATGACGGATTTGTACGGTATGCACCAATTCCTCTTTTAAATGATGATGCCAACATTCCAAGTGTTACTTTTTTACTTTTTTGACTACCGTACTTATCGTTATGATCTTTTACCTTTTCTCGTAAACCTTTTTCGACTGTATCTGTAAGTCCGTATGCACCTTTTTCTTCTTCATCTTCTTCTTTGTCAGTATGATAAGATTTTTCCCTTTCACGCAAAATTTCATCTCTACGTGCTTTAGACCAAGAAAAACCAGCATCTCCACCCCATAATGACCAAGCTATTCTACCATTACTTGGATAACCTTCTTCACCAACTTTAAATCCTTCTGCTTGTTTATCTACTTCATGTCTTGAAAAGAAGGAATACATTCGTAGAACGGTATCTGGTGATAAATTTTCCTTGTCAACAAGTTGATTTGCTCTTGCAAGTCCAATTTGTGTTCCACCCCTTTTAAATTCTTTTCGCCAATCAAGACCTCGTTGTGCTTCTTTAGCCATAGCATCAGTTGGTTTCAAATCTAAATCAGATAGAGCTTTATTTGCATCACCTAATGCTTCTTCGTATTCTCTATGTGTTTCACAAGGCATGTAAACTGTTTGTCCACCTAAATATGAATGACTATGTATACCATTACAACCCAGTTCTTCTGCTCGTTCTCTTGCCTCTTCTTCTGTTGTAAATGTGTCTTTATTGACTTCTTCTTTTGTACCATATAAAAGGTCAAAGTCCTCAAAATTTTTATCTTCATCATCAGCTTCTTCGTTACTGTCTTCGGTTTCTCCTAATGGAAAAAGATTTGCTGGTACTAATAAACTATCAGCACCATTAATTGGTTCTAGTCCAAGTCGTTCTCTTGCTTCGTTTCTAGTAATAATCCCTGCATTAACTGCTGTATTAACATTCTCGTAGATTTTTCTGCGTTTCTCTGCCATAGCTGGTATAGAATCTATATCGTATTCAAGCCTTAAATCTTCATTATAAAAATTGACCAACCATTCATTTAAATCAGATTCAATTCTTTTGAGTAAAGGAATAATTGCTTCTTCGTATAAAGATAATCTTGCCTCTGCTACATTTGCGTATGTTTGATCTGCAATGCCAACCATTTGAGCTGGGACACCAAAAACCAATGCTATTTCTCTGGCACTCATATTAATCAATTCTAAAAAGTCCATGTCTTTTGGCGATAATCCCATACTTTGATAATCAAAATCGCCTTCTGCTAACATGACACGACCAGAATTTTTTGCACCCTTAAATCTAAATTCTAAATCTTCTAATATTCTTGCTCTTTGTTCATCTGTTAAAGTTGTACTTTGTCCAGTTTCATCTTTTGGCATAAATTTCAACATACCACTTGGCATGCAACCGTTTTTCAATAAAGCAAGATTTGATAGACCAGCAAGATTATGTTGATCTACATTATACGCACTTGCCATAATTGGTGATAATCCGTAGAAATCATCTAAAGGATTCCATAATTTAATGTGTTTTATATCTGAATAACCTGATACCTGATCGACTGGGTATTTGTTCAATATTTGACCATTAATAATATACTGATATTCATCAGCAAGATAAGATGTACCAGCTTTTATTTTAATTCTGTCAGGTCTTAATAAATACAATTCTTTTGGTTTTGTCATTCCTTCTGTGTCTTTGAGCATATAACTGTTTCCTGATATCAATAAATAACTTATCAGAGAATGAAAATACTCAACACCAGATTGTAAAGGATTTGGTCTTTTCAATAATGACAACATTTCATGTGAATCAATTTTTATATTGTTTCGATCAAACAAATTAAGATGAACTGCACTTGCATTTGTCGAAATCAAGTTGATGCACTTATAAACAATAGCATTTTCTTGATATCCGTCTTTACTAAATGCTTTATAATCTTTGATAGATTTACTTTCGTAGGCATTGATCTGATTTAAATAAAGTTTTGGAGCTTGTTTTGTTTCTAATTTCTCGTTTGTTTTAAAAAATTTGTCAAATAATCCCATTTTTTTTCCCTAGTTTATATTAAAAACAGCATTTCCTGATGACTGTAAAGCAGTTATACCCCAAACAAGAGCATCTAATCTATCAGGAGATTCTGTACTTTCACCTGTATACTGGCACATTTGTTCCTCTAACTCTTTAAAATGTCCAACATGGTGAACTTTATTTTGCTCATATAAGCTAGATATGGGTTCTGCCCTTGTCATTTTTCCTCGACTGGCTCGAACCGATTGATAAGGTACTATTTGATCTTGAACTCTTAATAATTTCAAAATTAAATCACCCCCATTATTAACTTCACAAACAATTTTATTTGCTTCATATTGATAATATAGCTCAATTGCTTTTTTTATCCAAATATCTGGACTAAAAATACCAGATTTATCATCTAAAATATAGTAATTATTATTAAAATCTCTACCAGCTACAATTAATCCAGTTTCATCTGAATTTTTATTTGATGTTACAGCAGGATCAATAGCAACAACAATCTTTTGCATTTCTGGTTTATGTTCTACTCTATTTTCTTCAATGTTCTGGTAAGTAAATAAGGCATTTTCATTAATATCAATTATTTCTGCATATAATTCTTGTCTACCAATTGTCGTACCTTCATATCGTTCTTTTAACATCTTGATAGCACTTGGAGCAAGATTATCTATGTTTTCAAATGTTGTCCCTCTGGTTATCTTCACATCTGATCTGTTTGCCAAATCTTTTATTATTTTTATTGGTCTTGGTGTTGTCGTAATAATACATTTCGGATCTTTTCCAAGTCGTAATGCCATAAGAATATTATCAAATGTTTCTGGATATCTCCAAGATGCCAGCTCGTCGCACCATACCCTATGAAATTGTACTCCTCTTAATCTATCTGGTTCGATTGCTGGAAAGCCAATAATTTTACTTCCATTAAAAAAATGTATTTCATTTGCAGATTTATTGTATCCTGTTGAATCTAATAGATTTTTATCAATGATATTTATAAGTCCTGATTCACCAGAAAATGCAACCCTTTTTAAATCTCCGTATGTTGGTGCCACTACACCACAAATTACATTTTCATTGGTCAAACAATATTGCACAATATCGTATGCTCCTGTTAAGGTCTTACCCCAGCCACGACCAGCAAGAAATAAATAAATATTATATTTATCTTGGTCAATAACAATTTGGCTTTTTCTGGCTTTTGCGTACCAATTAGTGAGTAGGTTTATCGCTATCTTCTTTTGATAACTTAATGTTTCGTATATCGTTGATAAGTGATTTAAATTTGTCGTTTTCTTCTGTATTATCATTGACTTCTATTACATTTGTTTCCTTCCAATGGGCTTGCGTTTTTAACCAAAAAATACATGCTGTTACTGCCTCTCTGCCTGATCCTGTTGCAATCTTAAAAAGATTTTGTGCAATTTTAGCATTTGCCTGTGCTTTGCCCTCTTGTAATTCATCATTATAATATTTATATAATGTTGGTTTAGATATTTTGACTATATCACAAATTTGTTGATGTGTAATACCGAGTCCTGATAATTGATTAATAAGTGATGCTGTTTTATCGTCTTTGTTTACTATTTTTGGCATACCTTTTTATATAGTAAAAATAAAGATATTTCAAGAAAAAAGGCAATCCTTTGCCAGAAGTCCTAATTTAATAATTTTGTATTATAAAATGATGATCGTCTATCTTGATAATTTGTGTATGTTCTGCAAGTATTTCAAAAAAATCTTCAATATTGTTTACTTGCCAATCATCAGTATCATAATCACTCATAAAATGACTTATACTGATATATTCTGTATATTCATAACAAATATCATCAGGATTATAATAGGCAAATCCTTTTGTATCCATATTCCAATCTTCTAACCAGTCAAATAAAGCTGATGCTCCTTCATAAGTAAAATTATCAGTTCTTGTAAGATCACTAATAAATCTTTGTTTTCTTGTAGATGTTTTTATCATTTTATTGTCCTTTGTTATCAAAAATTTTAAGAAATTCCGTAAAATACTGACCTTCTATTTTTTCAAGAGTTTTTTGTACATCTTTAAGACTGTGTAATTCTGTTGGAAAATATTGAATATCAATTCCTGTCTTTTTTGAAGTTATCGAATAAACTCTGATCTTCTTAAAAGGTGGTAAAATATCAAATATTTCTTTTTCTTTTATGTATAATCTGTCTATCATTTTTTCTTCTCCAGTTAGATTCAACAATAGCTCGACTTTTATATTCAGGATTTATTCTAAGTTGTTCCATTTCAAAGTTATGTTCATACTCACCAGCATCAAAAATACCCCATTGCTCATTAAGTTGCATAGCTTGTTTAAAGTAAGCTACAACCTCATCTCTTTGTTGGGCGTTCTTAACATCATCTTCATAAATAATATTGCGAACTTCATTTTGCATATCGTTAAGTATTTTCTGTCTTGCTATTACTTTATTGCTCATTGTATTACTCCTATAGTTGTGGGGGTATTTCTACCCCCTTGTTATTTATAAACCCATTTCTCTTAATTTGATTTGATTTTGTACTCGTCTTTTAAGTTCCCACAATTGATCCATATCTACTGGACTATTCTGATACTTAACCATTTTTTGATTTATCTTTTCGTTCCAGTTCTTTAATTCTTCAACTGTCATCTGATAAATACTTTTCATTTTTTTCTCCTGTTATTGTTTAGTTATATATAATTTCTTATATATGATTCTATATTATATTATATTTAAAATATAATCAAGTGTTTTTGCAAATAAATATTTACTGTATGCAAGGGATTGTAAGACGATTTTAATAATTTTGTCTTTTATTTATCAATATATTCAAATGATGTTGTTATTCTTTGAAAAGAAGTTGAATTTGGTCTATTAAAGGCAGTATTTCTTTTAA